AATAAAATTATAACCCACAACTTCAGTACCTTCTTTTTCTTGTTGGCGACCCAACACAAAAATGTTATCAGCAGAATAGTAAGAACCTGTACCACCACCAACAATTGCTTTAGGGAACATTCCAATTTCCATGTAAGTATGATTAACAACAACCATCGGAATATCTTTAAGTGATAAGTGTGGTGTAACCATTCTAAACAAAGACTTAACGGCTTTTGCTCTTGACATATCACCGACAGTTTTACCATCAAGTGCATCATTAACTTCTTTAATGGATGCCAAGTTACCAATTGAATCAACAACAACAATCAAATGTTCACCTCGTTCAACTTGATTTAACTGTTGCATCAAGTCAATTTTTAATTGTTCTATGTCGGTGAGTGGCGTATGTAATACTCTATTAGTATCAATACCAAAAGAATCAAAATAAGATTGTGGCGTACCGAATTCAGAATCATAAAAAAGAAGCGCAGCATCAGGATATTTGTCCAAGTAAGATTTGGCCATCAATAATGAAAATGCTGTCTTAAAATGTTTGGATGGACCTGCCCACATTGTAAGACCTGGTGTTAAACCACCATCAAGGCGACCTGATAATGCCACATTAATAATAGGCACGGAAGTAGGAATCATATCCTTCTGTGTGAAGAATTTAGATTTTGCTAGAATAGCAGACTCTTTAATGCTACTATTCTTTTTAATTTTGTCAAGTATACTCATTCATTTTCCTTTTTACGAAATGCCAACTCAGCATCATCTACATACATACTATCTATCTTAGATTTCCGATTGGGAAATCCACGTTTCTTTTTTAGTTCTTCTGCAACAGGTTCAATCTCAGCAATATTCTCTTTTTCAATCTCAATAGAATCTTCTGGTATTGGTGCATTATTAAAGAAATCATCCCAAGTCTTTTCCACTCTTTCAGGTTTCTTCATTGAGATATTCGCTGCTATTAATAATAACACAGCTAATGGGTCAAACACAAGCATAATGATAAAGATTACCAGTCTGACTGCCTTATCTACGGCACCATCACCATTAAAGAACATATCTGCCACATACTTGATTGGTCCAATATCTGCCACAAGTTTGTTTTCTTCACGGAGAAGTGGCAATCGTTTCTTATTAATTTCGGTAAGTTCTTTTTGAGTATTCTGAATCTGTCTATCCAATTGATTACTTGCCGTTGATGGGTCTTTGGCTCTTGCTAATAAGTAGTTCAATCTTTCATCAGCAATTTTTTGTTGCTGATTCAAAGTTTTAAGTTCTACCGAATTTGCACCAGCATCTAATGTAGAATCTATATGTGCTTTGGCCAAGAAACCAAAAATACCCATTGAAGTAATGAGCATGAGCAACATTACGGCAATAACCAAATATGTCCGTAATAAAAAAGGTGCATTTTTCCAGTTTCGATATAACCAAGATGCGGTAACCAACTTAGCAAATTCAAGGGAACCACCCATAATAATAACTGGCCAAAATGCACCCATAAAAATAGCAGCAAGACCTATTACTGAATAATAACCAGCAATAACAGATAATAGAAATGCTGCTGCGAATGTAAAGTAAATCATGAGAAGAAATCCTCCAAACTACTTACTTTTTCAGTTGACCACTTCATACAATCTAGAATAACTTTGATTGGTTCAACAAAGGCCTTTTCAAATTGAACATCATAATCAATATATTCATTGAGTCCAAATTCTACAGGTAAACGACCAGGGAATGAAATGACGGTATCTTTGAATGGATTAGGCATCTTGAGATAACTATATTTTAGTTTCTCGCCTTCTTGTATGAGTGGATACTTTTTAGTAAGTTTTTTCTCTTTAAGATAGTGATTATATAAGATGGCACCTTTGACATGCATTGGTGTACCAGACTTATACATTGATAAAGCGTCCGAATATTTAGACAAGCCGTTACAACCACGGGGTGAGGAGATTTCTTCCGGTGGTAATCCCATGAAATCTTTTTTGGCTTCTTTAATGAATTCATGAATATCTTCTTCAGTACCATTCATGATGATAGTGATTGCTTGTTTCATCTTCTCACGGATAACGGCAGGTGTTGATGACTTAATCATCTCCAAACCCATCACCTTCATCTGTGGTTCATTATATTGAACACCTTCATTGTTATACACATTCAGAATATAACGCTTCTTGGCAGTCCAAATACCTTTATCAGATAGACCTTCTCGTTTCATCTGCATTTTCTGGCCATATGCGTGAACATATTCAGCCAACTCATCATAAGACTTATCGATATAAGGTTGTATCTTATCTTCACAAACTTTATCCATGAGAGAGATTACTTTTTGTTTATCGGACTTATCCTTAATAAATTTATCAACCAATTCTCTCATTCGTAGGTAAATTGAATCAGTATCAGAAGCAATAACATAGTCAACATCTTTGGTCTCCAAAATTTTATTCATCCAAGCATTAATCTTGGCTTCAATCCAACGAATGCTTAATTGTCCCGCAGTGGTAACGCCAAGAGCCATACGCAAATCATAGAAACGAAAATACTGAGAACCAAGAGCGCCGTATGCAGAATTGAGAGAAACTTTTTTCGCCAACTGGATGTTGTTGTATTTGGCAATTCGTTTTTCGATTTCATAGAGTTTACTTGGGTCTTTTTCATTTTCATATTCCTGTTTTGCTTTAAGCATTAATTTTTTAAACTTACTTCTATCATTATACATTTCTTCCATCATTCCAGGTAAGAAACCTTGGATGTCCGTACGGAAGAATTGGCCATTAGGAGTGATAGTTACATCTTTGAGATTTGAAGTATCAATTTGTTTGTTTAACATCTTCTCAACAGAAACACCCTGTGAAAGCACCTCACGCATTTCATCTGTATAGTCTGCCGGCTCAATGAGAGTTTCTGGACTGATATTATATTGCATCATCAAATGTGGATACAAAGAGTTCAAGTCAAATGAGGCAACCCAAGCATGAGCACCAACCTGAACTTCTTTAACATATGCACCTTCAAACATACCATCTTTTTCTTTAACGATACGAGGTGGTACAATGATATTCTTCTCCAACAAATAAGCATTAGTCAGAGCATCCCACATACGGGTTTGAGCAAATACATCATCAAAGTTTGATTTGGTATCATATGCCAAAGTTACTGCCAATTCAAGCAACTTCAACTTATCTTCCAATTTAACAATCAACTCAACGTCTTTAATGTTATACTCAATAAACTTTTGGAAGTTCAAACGATATAATGAATGTAAATTATCATACTCATCATAGGAGATTTTACCTTCACCCAATTCAACTTGAGCAATGGCATCTAAACGATATGATTCTTGTGACTTACCGCCAGGAGCATACCATCTGTAAAGTTCAATATAATCAAGTGATGAGATACCAACTAAACTGTATTCAATTAGTTCACGGTTATTTACTCTTGCTTTGCGTTCTGTAATATAATTCCAAGGAGATAATTTCTTAGCTTCATCTTCACCAAGAATTTTTCTGAAACGATTGACAAGATATGGTATATCAAAGAACTTAGTATTCCAACCAGTAACGACATCCGGATATTTGTCTTTCCAGAAATGCATGAATTGTTTACAGAGTGAATATTCATCTTTACAACGAATATACACTTCATTACCTTGTGTTTCATATTCACCACAAGCAAATACAAATGGTGATTGATTTAGAAACTTAACACAAATGGCTGTAATGGGTTCTTCTGCTTTATATGGGTCAGGAAATCCATTCTCTGAACCTACCTCAATATCGATTACGGCAACAGAAACATGGTCATAATCATAATCGACCATACCTTTGTGTTGTTCTGCAATAAAGGCATATTCAAAACGAGTTTGACCATAAATGATTGGAGTACCATGAACACCATCAAATTGTTTTACATAATCTCTTGCTTCACGCATTGTACCAAAGATTTTCTGGTCTAATGGAAGACCAGTCAGAGATTTGTAAATTCCTTGTGGGTTCTTCCGTGATGGAAGAAAAAGAGATGGTGAGTATTCAATCTTTTGTTTAACTTTCTGTCCGTCTATAACTCCACGGTAGAAAATGTTGTTACCAAAACATTGAACATTAGTATAGAATTTACTCAATTTAACCTGTAATAATTTGTTTTTGTGGAGGAACTACAATACCAGAACCAAAGATTGAACTATAGTTTGTAATAAAATCTTCTGCTGGTGTATAAGAGTATACTACATTCTTCTTGGCCAAGGCAATAGTTGCACCTGATTTTTGTTCCGCATGAATAGGGAATGGTGAGAATCCAACTTGTGGTGTGCCATCTTTACCACGAACTACTGCAATACCCACAGGATTTACAATAACGAATTCGGTTTCTGATTGTGATTCTAGTTCACCAAGTAAATCTTCACCGGTAATTAATTTAAGGGCTAATACTTCCATGTTTTCTCCTGATAAAGTGGAGCGGGATATCAGAATCGAACTGATGACGAAAGATTGGAAATCTCTAGTTTTACCATTAAACTAATCCCGCATAATGAATCATTATACTACTAAAATATACAAATGTAAAGACATATATAATTATATACCAAAAAAGGATTCCGATGAAAAAATTGCTTTTGGCGCTTCTTGTTGTGATACCCTCAATGACAATTGCTAAAGAAAATGATGGCGATTTCTATAGCAAATCTGTACAATGTTTTCCAACCAAAATACTTCTCTATACGATTGACACTCAATTCAAAGAGTCCGCTGTTTTCTTTTATTCAAATGAAATAACCAAAAGAAAAACTCAAATTGTTATGTTTTCCAATAAAGAAACGGGATCATGGACATTGATTGAAATGGATAAATCATTGGGTTGTGTTTTAGCTGTGGGACAAAATACTTTAAGTTAGGTTGTATCACCTACCTCGGCCAGCTTTACGCATTACAGTATTTTTAGGTACGAAATTTGGTTTGGGTTTTAATGCTGGCCTCTGTTGTGGTTTGCCAACAGGTTTTAAATCTCGAACCTTTTTTAATTGTTCTTCATGAAATTTTTTATCATCTTCTGACATAATATCTCCTTGTTGGTTGCGGTGGGTAGATTCGCACTACCGACATCCGGATTATGAGTCCGGCGCTCTACTACTGAGCTACACCGCTATTGTTATATACTAAAGATTCTTACCTTTAGGAAAGAATTGATAATGACAAGATTCACATAAATTATATAGTGCATTCCCTGTGTTCGATAGACCTCGAACATTTCTATCTTTAACCTGTTCGATTGACATTTCGGACAATATATCAATTGCATCTACTCGTTGTTGCCATTCTGTATTTGTATTGAGTTTTTTTAAAGAATGTGCTGCGTTATGTAATGCAGATACATTTTTATTTAATTGAATCCAATCATCTTCAGTTACTGGAGCTTTAACTTGTAGATTGAATAGTGCTCCGGCATTTGGAGCAATCTGTGACCTCATAATATTGTGAATTACAATACCAGAAGTTTGGCCGTATACTGGCATACAAATAATAAAAAGAATACTCAACAAATTTTTCATAATATTATTTAATCAGTTGCACTTTACTTTTAGAACAACAATTCATTAATTTTTGATATACTTCAGGTTCAACATTAATACAGCCATTGGTGATATGTAATCTTTGTTTTACATCAGGAGATTTAATCCTAACGGCTCTATTTTGTCCCTTAACATCAATTGTTCTATGAATAGCATATACTACCTTATCTGTTTCTTTAAATGCTAAAACAGTACCACCATAAGCCGGTATCGGAGTACGATAAGGTGTTAATTGATATTCACCTAGTGGAGTATTATCTCCAACAAGGACAGGATAACATTGTCCTGTAAAACAAATCATTGCAGTAGTCACATTCACAATCACATCAAATAACATAATCAATAATTATCCTGCAATAGTTTTAAGTAAAACTGGAAGCTCCGTAGGTGCTGGTTGTGGTGTAATTTGTGCTATTTCTAATGGTGCATTAAGTGTAGCTACGGTTGCAACTGTAGCAATTGCAGCAGTAACTACTGGATAACGCATACCTAAATTGAACAACAAGGAATTGCTTGCGACTGGACCTGACATATTATTTTTCCTATTATTTCTTTAAGTCCCAACCGAACCAATAGCTAACAAAGGCTTGTACGCCTTGTCCACTAGCTGATGATGTAGTTAAGTTATTTTGTTTTACATATTGTGCACCAATTTCAATTAGGCCACTATCATATACATTACGAATCTTTGCACCTACACCTGGAGTAAACAAGTTACCATAAGTATAAGCATAATTACTGGTGTCTTTGCTGATAACAGCATTAACAAAAGTGTTGAATCTCCACTTTTTATCTTCATCAAAAGCGAACCAATCTACACCTTGTTCAATTTTGGCAGAATATCCAACAGCATTGTTTGGTGCTCCTGCTGTAAAAGTGCTTGGTGTTCCTGCAAATCCCCAAGAATATCCTGGCATTGCAATGGGGCCACTACCAGCACTCGCCTCATTAAACCAACTATTCATGCCTTCTGCCTGAGTAACCGGTGAAGGAGTATACTTTGAATCCTTTGTAGGAATCTCATCCGCAGCGTATGCCGTTGTTACGAATCCTATTAATGCTGCTAAAATAATCTTTTTCATACTATTCCTATAATTAATTTACACGTTATATAAGTATTTATACTTACTGGTTAATATCTTTTAACTTTATTCCAACTTAATACAATTTTACCAAATATGAATACCTCAACAAATGCTTTCAAATATGCTGTTGAATTCATCAATCCAATAAAATAAAATATTGGACTATAAAAAAATATACGCCAGTTTTTGGCTAAAATTGCTGCGTATATTGATATTGCTGCTAGGAGTAAGTAATCCATACTCATGCCTATTAACAATACTTTTAAATCAAATAACGCTAAAACGAATACAGTCATGAAAATTCTATTAAAAATGACTGCATCAATCGTTATAATTTTTAAGTATATATCTACTTTACTCCATTGTGTTAAAGAAAGCACTTTATGCTTCTTCATAATCTGCCAGAATCCTCTGTACCAACGAGTAATCTGTTTATAGAAATCTTTGAGATTATTTGGGTCTTGTGTATAAGCAATAAGGTCATGTAAATATCGAACACGATAACCTAATCGGTGTGTCTGTATGGTTAAATCCATATCCTCAGCCAATGTATCACTTGAAATATCTAATTGTTTTAAAACATTGGTACGATATACACTACAACAACCAGGACTTACAAAGATTGTGCCAAAGTTATCTTGTCCCTTCTTAACAATTTCGTGGCCATATGTGTATTCATATGCTCGATAAGTTGAAAAGATAGAATTGTTTTTAATGCTGACTACTTGGCCAACATACAAACCTGGACTCGAATCTTTTTTAATTGCTGTTTTTAATACAGAAATGAAATCTTTGGATAAAATTGAATCGCCGTCAACAAGCGTAACCCAATCATATCTTTTGATAAGATTGAAATGGTCAAATCCAGATTTTGTTGCTCCAGCTTTGCCTGAATTTTTTGTAAGCGTTAAAACATTAACATTATAACTCAAAGCAATATTGCTCGTTTCATCCTTAGAACAATCATCAACAATGTAGATATCTTCTTTTAAGAATCCTGCTTTTAATAATGAAACTATTGTTTTATCAATTACCTTTTCTTCTTTATATGATGGTACAAGTATTGCGATTTTAATTTTCTTAATCATTATTGAGAATACTGTTTTGTGTTTAAGAGGTTCTCACCGGTGCGGTCTTTAACCCGTCCTATGTACTGACCTCTCCCTGATTACACCTTTCATACTGCTTCAGCCAGCAGTCATCTCCGGATCTCGGATGGATACCTCAAGGATAGTGATTTCCCTAACAGTTGGGATTGCTTACTCTTACGCTCACATTCTCAATGATGATTGCTGAGATTTCTCCAGCAGTTTAATACTTAAAACGTTTTTGTCAATGTTGCTACAACAGAATCACCATAAAACTTGGTACCATTCCAACTATTATATTGTTGGAATGTGCTTGTCATAGATGAATTGGTGTAGTAACGAACACCTAAGTCCCATTGCTCTGGGAATGAATATACTAAACCAATGTTCATGTCATTGTAATTCAAATTACTGTTGCCGTTACCAGCCATTGATGTATGACCATAATGTGCAACAACACTTAATGGTTTGAGTTGTGATGCAAGAGCACCTAAACTTTGTTTGATGTCAGCTTGGTAGTATTGTGTGCCAGAACTGTTGTTAACACCAAAGTAATTTGAGGTTGTTTGGCTGAACTTGACAGAAACAGGACCATAACCTAAACCGGCATATACTTCGTTTGTGCTGTAATTTGTTTTTGAACCACCGGCTGTTGCGGTAGGATAAAGGTAACTAATAGTACCTAAGTCAACAATAATGCCTTTGTAAACATCTTTACGCCAACCAGCATATAGATTTGATTGTGTACCACTATTACTATCGATGTCATCATTGTTCATGTTTGGAACACCACGCATACTGGAATTCCAGTTACCGATGTAAATACCTGAACTATGTGCGTAGTCGATACCACCTTGAATTGCAGGACCATTTTGACTTAAACTAATACCACGAAATTCGTAGTTACTTGCTAAAGTCATATTGCCTGTAAGATTACCATCAAATACTTCTGCAGCTGACACTACACCTGATGCAACCAACATTACTGCTAATAGTGATTTTTTCATTTCAATTCCTTCTTAATAAAATAAACATATTACAACACTTATATATGGCTGGCAAACTTGGGCTCGAACCAAGGACCTACGGATTAACAGTCCGGTGCTCTACCAACTGAGCTATATGCCAACAAACTGGAGCGGGATGACAGAATCGAACTGACAACGAAAGGTTGGAAACCTCTAGTTTTACCATTAAACTAATCCCGCAAATTTTTATTCTGAAACTACTGGCTCTGCATCTTTGCCAAACTGTTGCGTTTGTAATCGCTTTGCAATGGCTTTCTTGATTTTAGGAATATGTTTCTTGCGAGCACCATCTAACATTTTAGACAATTGTTCAATGTTCAAAGGACCTAATCGCTGTTTACCATTCTTGGTTAACATTGGATTCTTCTTTTTAGATTTTACAGCAGCCATAACAATTCCTTTTAGTGGAGCGGGCAGAGAGAATCGAACTCTCAAATAGTCCTTGGCAAGGACTCAGGTTACCTTTACATCATACCCGCATAAATTTGGAGCGGTGGTCTGCTTTGCTCAGATAATTCAAGAGGGTATCTCGAATCGTGCTATCACACACCGCATATTTCGTTCAAGTAGTAACTATACTATACTTATACAACTTTGTCAACAACATTATGGTAAACTTGGTGGGCCGTGAAAGAGTCGAACTTTCTTCTGACGATTATGAGTCGCCGGCATCTACCGATATGCTAACGGCCCAAATTTGGTCTGGCTAGCAGGAATCGAACCCACATTAAAAGGGTAGAAGCCTTCTGTATTCTCCATTATACTATAGCCAGTTTATTGTAAAGTTATTATAACACTATTGTAAAGTTAAAGCAACATCATTGTAAAGTTATTTGGTGCGGAAGGTGGGACTTGAACCCACAAAACCCGAATTTTAAGTCCGGTACGTATACCATTTCCATCACAACCGCTTGGTACCCTTGGTCAGATTCGAACTGACACTTGATGGCTTCTAAGACCATTGCCTCTACCAATTGCGCTACAAGGGCATTGGTGCTCTTAACAAGAATTGAACTTGTGTTTCATCCTTACCAAGGATGTGTAATGCCATTATACTATAAGAGCAAAACTGGTGCAACCTCCAAGGATCGAACTTGGTTCAATGGCTCTTCAGACCACCGCTATGACCACATCAGCTAAAGTTGCATTGGTACCTCGTTGCGGTAACGCTCCGCCGTCTTCGCTTTGTAAGAGCGGTGTTCTACTATTAAACTACCGAGGCATATTACTTGTATCTACGTTTTACATATCCATACTCTGCACCATTCGGCAGAATTAGATTTTCTACTGAATCAACTCCAAATTTACCAACAACAGTATAATCTGGAGTTTTAATCTCAACAGTTATATCTAATTGTTTTGCATAATTCATTGCTTCATCTAAAGTATGAAATTCTTTTACATCATTATCATAAACATCTTTAATCCATTTTACTCTATACATAATATCCTTTGGGTGGAACCGGGGAATCGAACCCTCTCTACTTGTTTCACAGACAAGTGTGCAACCATTACACTAGGAGCCACATAGTTAAGCTGCTTCAGCTAAAACAAACTTTAATCTATCTGCCGCATATGAAGCAGCAAAAGCTTTTGGTTTAACCATAGGTATAACATTACAAGTACCTTTGATATAACCAATCGCTTGTTGAACTACACAAGATGAACCATATAATTCATTTGGGTTAATATCTAAATGTACCTCAACGTACCTATCTTCTAATACATCCGCAAGAGATTGAAATAAATCTGAAACTTTGTAAACTTCATTCATCAATCTTAAAGCAGGTTTATTTTTCTTTTGGTCATAATCTCTTTCACGAATAACTTCACCAAAGATTTTACAACCATGACATCCATCAATATGAACAACTACTGCTAATGTGTAGTCAGCATACCATTCACCTTTGATTTCAAATCTTTCAGAGTCAGCACCAAGATAGATTTTAGTATCTTCAGATTGTGCTTCAATGAATCTTTTGACTTCTACTATATCTAACTTTTTCATGCTAACTCCTTTTATTATTATGGCTTCCCGGTACGGATTCGAACCGCAACTTATGGTTTTGGAGACCAGTGTGCTACCGTTAACACCACCGAGAAATAGTTGCCAGTGAGTTTATTCAACTCATCTCCTTGTGAAAGTTACTGGCGGAACTCACTCTTGTTTATTTTAACAGGTTAAGAGTTTGACAGCCTTGCGGATCCTGTGGGTCTGCTCTGGTACCTAGAAGAAGAATTGAACTTCTGTCTATCGGTTATCAGCCGATTGCTCTACCATTGAGCTACCTAGGTGTAAAACTGGAGGGTCATGAGAGATTCGAACTCCCAACTTCTGACTTCGTAAGACAGGCATCTTCCATTTGATGTTAATGACCCATAATTTGGGGCTCGTATGCAGACGGTACGGCCAACTCCGTTGTTAATCGGCTGAGAGGATCACTCAACCCATGTTACTGCACTTAACTTAACAAACTGGTGGTAGTGATAAGATTCGAACTTATACTTTTCTCCGTATGAAGGAGGCGCACGACCATTATGCTACACTACCATGTTTGGTGGACCGTGTCGGTATCGAACCGACCAGAGGTTGCTTGCAAAGCATCCTTGTGCCCCTGCACACAGCCCAAATTTGGTGCTCTCACTCGGAATCGAACCAAGTTATCTGGATTACAAAACCAGCACATCACCATTTATGTTTTGAGAGCTTACAATTTATTTTGAAACATACTAATCCTCTGCATCGTCAAATACAGTTTCGCCTAGTTGACGCTAGACCGCCAGTTTTTGGCGTTAGTATGTTTTAAGATAAACTGGTCGAGGCACAGAGATTCGAACTCTGATAGTCCGGGTAAAAGCCGGATATTCTAGCCGTTGAATTATACCCCGATTGTTTTTCTTTCTTGCGTAAAGCTTTATTGCTTTTGCGGTGCGGGCCCGCCTTCCGTTTACTTGCCAACACGGCAAATATATTTCTTGGTTTCATTTTACTTCTCCTTTAAAAAGATGACAGCTTACCTGTCAGCACTCGAAATTCTGGTTCCCTTATTCCGTGGACACCGTGTATCCTTAACCAGCCGTCAGACTACGCTTCTAGCAACGTAGTAATATCGTTACAACTACAATATGGTCTCAGTAGTAAGATTCGAACTTACGCACTCTCCGCCCCAAACGGAGTGACTTGACCAGGCTAGCCTATACTGAGATAAAACTTGGTGATGTGGGTAGGGATCGAACCTACTTGCCGAAGCCACGGGTTTACAGCCCGCTGCCCTACCATTAGAGCATCCACACCATTGAAACTTGGCTGTCCGATGAGGAATCGAACCTCACTCATTCCTGATTAACAGTCAGGCGCCTACACCTTGCTTGCTCTCGGACAATAAAACTTGGCGGTTCGTAGGAGAATCGAACTCCTGTATCCGGATAGACAGTCCAGCATAATTACCGTTATATGAACGAACCAAATTTGATATGGTAGTAACTTACCCGCCGGAGAATCTGATTCATACCCAGCAGAGTCATACCATATTGAAACACACTACCTCACTTTGATATTTGGAGCGGAGCCTCCCCGCCTGAAGTGTGTTTTAATATGGTGTATCTGGCGTATGGTTGCAATACGCTTCACCGGGTGAGACCGGTCGAGTTACTCATAAGCACCTATCTCGAGTTCAATGCTTACCCCTACCTCTAGCATCACTTGCTATGCTTCAGATATTACCATATTGAAACACACTCACTTTAATGTCGCCGCACCTGTCGGAACGGTCACTGATCTAATATGTTTCAATATAGTATGTAATGTTGACTACCTTGGTGGCCCACAGTCACGTTTGTCCACCCGCTTCTAGGTCGCATACTTGTTTAACATTTTTCTTATGTCACCCACTAACCGCGATATTAGCAAGATTAAAAAGAACAATATTATATTTTTTGCCATTACTTACCATATTGAAACACATTAAGGTGAAATAAACTTACTAATAAATTCTCGAACTTACTAATAGAGGTTTTGGCTTACCAATACCGACCTGTTAAGGTTTAAATGTGCTTCAATATGGTGCACCGTAGGAGAGTTGAACTCCTCTTACAAGGTTGAAAACCTTGGGTCCTAACCGATAGACGAACGGTGTATTGTTACTACTTAATTTTTAAAGAACTTTACAACAGAACAACTATTATACACGAACCAAAAAATACCACAAGAACTATTTTTGATACTGTTGTTTTGGTACAACACATACTGGAGGTGGTGATAGGAATCGAACCTACTTGGACCAGTTTTGCAGACTGTCACCTCACCATTCGGTCACACCACCATTGGCGGAAGATATAGGAATCGAACCTATCAGCCCATTTCTGAACGGAAGTTTAGCAAACTTCGGTCGCACCTTGCAACACATCTTCCAATAAACCATATTGAAGCACACTAATGAACCTTAGTCTAAGGCTGTCGGAACATTTAATCATACTCTTAGCATAGGCATATTATATTGACTAGATATAATATGTAACACCACCGCAGTATGCTTCAATATGGCGGAAGGCAGAGGAGTCGAACCCCATCCGCTTTTAGGCAGAACCTGGTTTTCAAGGCCAGTCGCAGGACCATCCCCGCTGCATTACCTTCCATTGGTAGAGATAATAGGATTTGAACCTATGCTAACGCAGTCAAAGTGCGTGGTGCTACCGTTACACTATATCTCAATAGTTACTACTTAAATTTTTAGAGAGCGTTACTAGACTGAAATTTTAGTGTCTAGTAATTTGAAACTGGAAAACAAAAAACCCTAGTTGTTTAGACTAGGGTTCGTGTGTGAAAGGAAATTACTTTTGTTCTATACACGAACCCCTGAGGCATGGTCAAAGCCAATCGCTGGCCAATTGCTCGGTGTGCGATACTCTGACTGCATGGATAAAGGTTTCGTTACAAACAACATTTTATTTCTTTCTTAATTAATTTATTCAATACTGTGTATGATATAGTATATATGCTCAATTGTCAACAACTTTGTAATTATTTACCAAATACTGTTGCTTTTTAGCAACATTTATTTCCAACCTAATGGTTTCATTTCTATCGGACTATCAGGATCACACATATCATCAAATATATTCCATAATTTTTCTTTTACTGCAAACTTTGTAAATAGTCCTGCTTGCATACCATAGGCTTCTATTTCCCATGGTTGAACCCAATAATCAGGTTCTAAAACTTTACTGCCTTTCCATCTGGTCAGATTTAAATTAACATCACCATAAATGTATTGCTTAATATGCACCATTTCATGACTGAGTGTTTTTAATATTTCTGCTGCGCCGATACCAGGATGTAATTCAATTTCAAACTGTCTTGGTTTATTACTTCTACTGAACTCTATCACAGAGGCATATCCATGAGCTTCAATCTTAGAACTAAATTTAATTCTCAAAAAGATGTTTTCTAACATCTTAGGTTTAATCAATTCGGAAGCGTAAAATAAGGCAGCCCTTTTTACAAACGGGCGGAAATGTTTTTTATCGGGACAACCGACTATACTTAACTGCATTAGGTCTCTCCTTAATAAGTTGACCCAATAAGCACATTTCGAATTAAATTATATCACACTTACCAATATTTATCAAGCACCTAGATTTCACCAGGTGAAATTCTCTTGATTTTTACATGGCACCGTTCTAGGAACTGTATTCCATCAACATTCTTATAATAATCTTTAAAATATACCGTTTTGATGCCGGCGGTATAAATTTGTTTAGCGCAGTCTAGGCATGGAGCGTGGGTCAGGAACATCGTGGAACCATCTCCAGATTCATTGCCTTTGGCCAGTTTAGCGATGGCATTAGCCTCTGCGTGAATGACCTCTGGTTTGGTTTTGGTGACGATTCCACCATCTTCATGAACTTCTACCACTTCTTCACATTCATTGGTCCAACCAGCAGGCATACCATTATAACCGATGGAGATTACTCTATCTTCTTTTACGACAATCGCACCAACCTGTAATCTTTTGGCTGAAGATTGTTTGGCGATAATGCCAGCAATCTCCATATACATTGGAATAAATTTTACTTTCACTTTACCAAACCTTTCAAGAACTTCTTAGCAAAGAATGTCTGTTGACGGATTGCTGCGTCATAAACAGCAATCTGGTCCATAACCATATCTTTAAAACCAGCTTCATAACGATTCTGTCTAATCTGAATCGTGGACTCTTTTTCAGATGGGTCAATAGTAACAACTGTCATACCACCTTTCTTGGCGATATGTTGAATTGCTCTATTTTCAGAAAGGCAATGCATGAATACATTTTCTGCACCTGCCATTCTAGCCCAAGTAATTCCACGATTAAATAATTCTTGCCCCAGTTTCTGGTTACGGTACTGAGGCGAAACCGTGCAACCCATTTCGGCGGTGTTCGTTTCTCTATTCATAGCCACATGACAAGTAGCAATAATTTTTTTGCCATCAAATCGGTCAAAAGAATCAATTTCTACAACAAACCACATATTGACATATCCATAATTTTGTAGTGAATCGTCAATATATTTTTTGACTGCATCATTTGGTGCTTCATAACCAAATCTCAAACGTCTATCATTTTCCACAATATCAAGCATAAAGTGGTCAATGAGTTTATCTTTGTCGAAAGGAGTTAACTTTCTTGGTATCATTCAGTAACGTAATCTTCTTTACTTACACCACATTCAGGACACTCAAAATTGTCTGGTAAATCTTCCCATTTACCTTCAGTCTTTTCATCGTGGACATGACCACATACAATACAAACGTGTCTTTGTTCCATTATAGGTTCTCCAATACTTTTTTATAGGCATTTGCATGGCGTTCTTCAACACCTTTTAATGCTTTGAAT